ACCAATACAGGGAAACCTAAAATTGATGAAACTGTTCTTAAGAAAATACCTGGAGCTGAAGGTTTTTTATCTTTGCTTACTCTTCAAAAAAGACTTAGCCAATTAAGTACTGGCACAAATGCTTGGTTGAAACTTGTTGAGTCTGACCGCATACACGGAAGCGTGATTACTTGCGGATGTGCCACAATGAGAGCCTCCCATGTCAATCCAAATATGGCTCAAGTACCTGCTGTCAGGTCTTTCTTGGGTACGGAGTGCCGAACTCTGTTTGGACCTGACGTTTTACCAAAACTGTACACCTCTATGAGGCGTGTAAATAAAGAGAACCCTGGTATAGTTCTCACCAAGCAGGTTGGCGTGGATCTCTCTGGAATTGAAGCGAGATGTTTATCTCATGTATTACAGCCATTTGATGGAGGTAAGTTTGCCAAAGAAGTCATTGAGGGAGACATCCATAAAGCAAACCAGATAGCTGCTGGTTTAGCTTCCAGAGATCTTGCTAAAACTTTTTTCTACGGGCTAATTTATGGAGCTGGTGCGGAAAAACTAGGTAAGATAACTGGGCAAAACGGTAAAAAGCTAAAGCAAACATACTATAAAAATATGCCAGCTTTAGCGGAACTTACTAAAAGGATAACAGCAAAAGCAGAGGCAGAGGGGAAAATTAAAGGATTGGATGGAAGACCGATCAAGATACGATCTCCTCATTCTGCATTAAATTTTTGCTTACAATCCATGGGTGCGATCATTAGTAAAGCATGGTACAACATTTGCTATGAAGAACTTTTAAGGGCTGGTCTTGTCTACGGGCAAGATTGGTCCTTTTTAGTACACGTTCATGATGAAATTCAATTTGCAGTAAGAGAACCTTATGCAGAAAAATTAGCTAAGATTGCAACTAATGCTTCATTACTTGCTGGTAAAAAATATAAAATGAGAATACCTATTGAAAGTGAATATAAAATAGGAAACAATTGGGGGGAGTGTCATTAAAGTTTGTAAGATTTGTAAGAAAGAAAAATTGTTGAATGAATTTTATTCAAACGGATCTGGCACTAGACCTGAATGTAAAGCTTGTCAAAGTATTTATTTAAAACAATATAATCGAATAAAGAAAAGCAGAACATTACCTAAACCAGGACAAGCTTGTGCTTGTTGTGGTAAAACAGATAAAAAATTAACATGGGATCACGATCATAAAACTTTAAAAGAACGTGGATGGATATGTAATAGTTGCAATTTAGGTATAGGTAAACTAGGTGACAATGCAGAAGGTGTCCTTAAAGCTTACAATTATTTAATTAAAAGTAGTACCCTGGAATAGTTGCAAAAATACTATGACATGGTTGTTAATAGATGCAGATATGCTTTTATATCAAGCTGTAACTTCTTGCGAAACAGAAATAGAATGGGAACCTGATGTAATTACTACACATTTACCTTTAAAAGAAGTTAAATATGTACTGCATAGTTTAATAGAAAGTAAACAAAAACTAGTAGGTGCAAAGCGTACAACTTTATGTTGGACAGCAGCAGATAATTTTCGTAAGACAATAGATCCAACATACAAAGGAAACCGTAGAGAGTCTAAACATAGAATAAAGCCTGTTGGGTTTAAAAGAGCAAGAGAATGTGCAGAAGTTGAATATGATAGTGAATGTTGGTTTAAGTTAGAAGCTGATGATGTACTTGGAATTTTAGCTACACAAAACAAAGACAAAGATGTAGTTATTTGGTCAGGAGATAAAGATTTAAAACAAATTCCAGGATTTCATTTAAGTGATGATGGTGACATAAAAGAAATAACAGAACAACAAGCTGATTTGTATTTTTATAGACAAGTTTTAATAGGAGATGCAGTAGATAATTATAGTGGTTGTCCAGGAGTTGGACCTAAAACAGCAGAAAAATTAATTCCTGTTAAAGATTTTAATCCTTGTGATGCTTGGCAAACAGTAGAAAATACATACAAGAAAAAAGGATTAAGTAAAGAGCTTGCATTGCAGCAAGCCCGTCTTGCTCGTATTCTTAGGGATACGGAGTATGTTTATGATTTGATTACGTTATGGATGCCACCAATCCGACCTACTACGGTCACGACAGCGATGTAATTGAGTGTATTGACTACATTCAAAGTCATGCTTTTGATTTTTTAGAGGGCAATGTGATTAAATATCTTACACGCTATGAACAAAAAAATGGTGTGGAAGATTTAAAAAAGGCACGTTGGTATCTTAATAAATTAATTGAAAGAGAAGAAAACAAATTCTCTGAACATAGTGTATCTTTATACAAGTCCTTGCTTCAAGAACAAAATGAAATCCAGCAATGCTCACCTCGTAAAGATTTGGATGAATCAAGCAGGTCAAGTCCAGAATGTTCATGTGACATCTGAAGCATCTAATGAACTCCGAAAATTTCAATTAGATTTAGTTAATGAAGAATTTAATGAACTTCTTGATGCTTTTTGGGAAGAAGATCGTGCTCACATAATCAAGGAAAGTCTTGATTTAATTTGGGTAACTTACGGATTGTTACATTTAATGGGCGTTGAAGTTGATGAAGCTTTTGGTAGGCTTTATGCTTCAAATCAATCTAAATTACCTTTTACATATAAGAACGGTAAAGTTCAAAAAGGTCCAAACTATGTTCCTCCATTTTTAAAAGACTTATGAAACTCAGAAAACCAGAACTAAAAGAATTTTTTACACCAAGTCTTGCAATGACAGGGCGTGTAGAAAGTTGGATTAATGATCCTGTAAGACGCTATCCAGTAAGTTGTACCGTCATGGTAGTTGAAGATACTATGGACGAGCACAAAGATGGTTTAGAAGGATCATGGCAATTTGCTAGTAAAGCTTTACGTTATGGAGCTGGTGTCAGTATTCATCTTTCTAAACTAAGACCAAAAGGTACAGAAAACAAACATGGCATGGTTGCTAGTGGACCTTGTGGTTTTATGGAAATTTATAGCAAATTTAATGAAATACTGAGGAGAGGGGGTACATATCGTAATGGAGCTATAGTATGTCATCTTGATGCAGATCATCCAGACATTGTTGAATTTATAAATTATGACAGAGCTAAAATTCCTTGGGTAAAACGTGCCGTAAATGTAACTCCAGAAATTTTAAAAAACGAAAAATTACTTGAAGTAATTATGGAAGGTGCAAGAAAGGGAGACATTTGGATTGTTAAAAAACAATACGATAAAAATGGTGAAAGAATTTATCACAATGTATGTCAAGAAATACTTTTAAAAAGTAGAGACACTTGTTTGTTAAGTCACATAAATTTATCTGCTACACCTATAGCTGATATTCCAAGTGCAATGGTACATGGTATGGAATTTTTATGTGCTTTGTATCAAAAAACTGGTGTACATAAATCAGGTATTTATAAAAAACAAGACAACCAAGTTGGTTTAGGAGTATTAGGTTTATCTAATTTATTAGCAATTGAAAATGTATCTTATAAGGATTTT